ATTTGTTAAATACTAATTTCTATTTTTGCTTACCAAGATTTACCACAGGCAACACAGGCACAATCAGTTTTGCTGTTGTGCCAGTTGTTGATGTGCTGATACGGTTTTCATTTATCCAGTCAAATAGTTCCTCCCACGAATCGTAGTCAAGTTTGTGGAATGCGTCATTTCGGTCGCTTTCCCAGCGTTTCAAATGCTCATTAATATCGCGAGTAATTACCTCTCGAGTATTACTGCTTAACACGCTCCAGTAGGTTTTAACATCGTGAATAGTTTCGCTAACGATATAAGTATGGCGTGGTAGGCTGTATCGGACGTGACTAATCATTAAATCTTGGAATTTATGTAAAGGGAGTTTGATGTTAATTTCATTCATTTTCGCCCTCCTTTTTTCTTATGGTGTTTAAAGTGCGGTCGATTTTCTCGGAGTTTTAAATTGTCCTGTCGGATTTGCTCTACTTTAATTCTTAGGCAGTCATTATCGCTTTCAAGCTCTTTAATGCGTCTTGATTTGGCAAGATTTTCATTGCCTACTTTTTCAAAGTGGCGTTTATTATTTTTGAGTTCCTCATTGAGGATTATTATAGCGAGGGATTTTAGTAGGTTCATTGTTTTTCCTCTATCAATTCCAATGATTCCCAATTAACAATATAACCACCATGTCTACTTGATATTCCTTGATCTTGCCATTTTTTATTTTTTGCTGCCTGTTTATCTGTTAATACGCACACTTTTCCAAAAGGTAGGTAATTATTATTTTTATCCTCCATAATAATACCTTCTTTTAAACCCCATTTTACGCGACTACCGACAGAAAAAGGCAATGTATAAACATTGTCAGTTACCCATTGTTTAGATAGGCGGTTATTTTCTTTATCAAAATCATACTCAAGATTTTTTTCTTCAAATTCTTTGGCTTGGCGATAATCCCAGCCTTGCCATTTAATAAGATTTTCAGCGGTGTCTTCATTATCGCCTATCCACTCTTTTAAAATGCTTTGATAAATGCCAAAATCTTCAATATCAAATTCTTCATCTTCAAAGTACTTTTTGGCTGAATTAACTTCATCTTTGTATTCTTTTTCTACCCACTCCTTTAAAAAGGCTGCAAATAAATGTTCATCATTAAGTGTTGGGCGTGGAACCTCAGGTGTCCATCTACTGTTTCTAATCATTCTATTTCTCCTATTTTTTGGGGTAATAAAAAGCCCGCCTAAGCGAGCTGGGTTGAGGGCGATAAAAAAGCCACTGTAAAATACAATGGCTTTCTTAGATATTTGTTGATTTTATCGGTATACCGATTTATACTAATCTCACTTTCAAGGGGAAGCTTGAAAGTGAGCGTGTGGCTTAATCCCACGTTACGAAGAAGGAAAATAAAATGTTAGTTCGCATTTTCCTTATCGTTGTCTTACTACTAATTAGCTTTCCTGCTTATTAATAGGTAACGATAATCTGGGGGAAGTACCAGTTCCCCCAGTTCTTCAAAATTATGGGCTATAAAGATGAAATTGTCAATCAACGAAATTAAAGCACGTTCAGATGAAAAGCGCGGCGTAAAATCGAAGTCTTACAAGTTGCCATTAGCAACCATCGTTGAAATCGAACAACTCAGCAAACAACACGACATTCCACAAAACCAACTGATTATTCAGGCGGTTGAATTGTGGAAGCAATCGCGTTAAATGAAGCCGCCTATTTAGCGGCTTTGATTTCATAGCTTTTTAGACATCTTTAACCTCAACAAACTCACCTATCTCATCTAACGTGTACCAAGTATCAGCTTTGATGTTATTTTCACCGACTTTTGATGCTTTGATATAGATTAGCTCGCCATCATGATTGCGATATACACAAACAATAGCACCATTAATACTCGCCTTAGCTTTAGATTGCCAACCAAGCGCAACAGCTATAGATTGCTTGCCAGATACTTCCGCTGCCGACTGATAGCCTGTATTAGTCGCTGCCGACCAATCGCCTGTATTGGTTGCTGCCGACCAATCGCCTGTATTGGTTGCTGCCGACTGATTGCCTGTATTGGTTGCTGCCGACCGATTGCCTGTATTGGCTGCTACCGACTGATAGCCTGTATTAGTCGCTACCGACTGCTCGCCTGTATTAGTCGCTGCCGACTGATCGCCTGTATTGGACACCTTGGCAGCATCCCAATCAACTTTACCTTTTATCCATTCAACGGCTTTTTTTACCATTTCTGGTAAGTTAATTTCGGTTTCGATCGTGATTTTTGCAGATGCAATTTTTGTATCATCACTATCTTTTGATGTTTCGCCGCTCATTTTAACTACAGCAAATTTACTTACCGCTGGATTGTAATAGCTAAGCACATCAAGCGAGTATTCGCAGGCGTGGAATCCACTATCACAAGCCTTAACATTACCTTTATGCTCATACGTTTTGCCTACCTCATACTGATAACCTCGACAAGTCCAGTCTTGCTTAAACCCTTTATAAGCTATAATTTCTTTGTTTTCTTCAGTCATTTTTGTCTCTCAAATTTAGATAATAAAAAAGCCACTATTGGTTAGTACTTGTGGTGTAATTCAAAACGGAATATCATCATCAAACCCATCTTGTTCAGCTGCTGCGCTTAATGGGTCGGGCTTTTCTTTGTCTTTGGTTGGCTGTTGTGTTTCACTGCTTGCCTTACTATCTAGCATTTCAAAGGATTGTGTTGCTACTTTAAGTGCGGTGCGGTTATTGCCGTTTTGGTCTTGCCAGCTTTCCTGCACCAATTTTCCTGTTACGCAGATTTTTGAGCCTTTTTGCAGATATTGTCTTGCCACATCGGCAGAATTGCCGTGCACCACAATGGGTATCCAATGCGTACGTTTAACTGTATTACCTTGTTTATCTCGGTAATCATCACCGATAGCAAGATTAAATGTGGCAATTTGCCCGCCATTTGGGAATTGGCGGATTTCTGGGTCACTGCCTAAATGACCGACTAATATCACGGTGTTGGTATTACGTGCCATTAGCGCATCTCCTGTATGAGTTGTTGATAATATTCTTGAGCAATTTCTACCCGCTCTTTGATTTTCTCAATGACTTTCTCATCACGTTTAATTGTGACGGTGGTAATACGTTTTTCTTGAGGGATTTGCTCAACCAAGTCAATGTATCGGGTTGGATCGTCATAGCTTGATAATTGGTCGTAAGGGGTGGGGAGGAGGATAAAATCAATGTGCGCTTCATCACAATCCCATAGCCACATATAGCCTTGCATTTGTGCGTCATACCCCGCTTTTTTGGCTTTTTCTTCCGCCTCATCAGCAAAAAAAGGGTGTGAGCCAATATCCCAAGAACATTTAGTGTCTATGATTAATCTTCGGCTTGGCACATAAATATCGCACTCGCCTGTAATCCAATCGTTTTCACGCCTTTCCGTGTTCTTTTTAAGAGGTAATCCACGCTTACGACCGCTTAATTTAATGGCTCGTTCTTCCAGTGCGATACCTTTCTCGGTGTATTTATTCCCCTCAAAATCTTGATAACCGAATAAATCAAATTTCACAATTTTTCTTACCGCACTTTTGGCTGTCGCAGATATTCCATTACCGCTTTTAGGCTTTACCATTAAATCAGCCAAGCCAGAGCATTTAGCTTTGAGTTGGTACATTTTATTTTCCTTCTATGGTTGAAATTATTTCGGTGTGACAGATTTTGCCGTCACAGTCTTGATTAAGATTTAGGGCGTGTGCCATATACACCACAAATGCACACACGAGCGTAATGATTAATTTGTTCATTTTCTGTTCCTTTTGTCGGATTTTTGGTGTAGCAATCCGCCGCAGGCTTAAAAAAGTGCGGTCGGATTTTGTGGTGTTTTAGAAGTCGATTTTGACTGCTTTTGGATTAAAGCCTCGCAAGTGTTTTAATACACGCCAGTTTGTCATTGGGTCGATGTTAAAATCGCTTGTGATGCGGTTTAAGATTTGGTTTGTTGAACGTAGCACGCTTAAATATTCGTAAGCCTGTCCGTAGATTTGCCCGCTCATGTTCGAGCCTAAAACGTTAAAGGCTTTTTCGATATGTTGAAATGTACCTACGCCACGTTTGAAAGCGAACCACAACCAAGCAAGTTGTTGTAATTCATATTCGGTAAATTCAAAGGTGAATTTCTTTTCTGGTTCTGGCAGTGCAAGTTGTTGTGGCTTATTCCAATAATTGTACAAGGCTTGATAACATTCTTTTTTGTACATTATCAGAGTTTCGCGAATTTCAGGTTTGCAGCGTTTAATGTCGATACCGAAAAGCCAGCCATTGATATATTCGATGGGCAGGCAGATCATTTGTTGATCTCCACCATTTGAAGGTACGGTTATGATAACCGCTCCCTCTGAAAGCACTTCATCTCTTTGAATGCGTTGTCTTTGTCCATCCCAACATAAACCGATATTTTCGCAGATTGGTTTCATTGCGGTGTAATGTGTACCGTTTTGTTCGAATGTAACTAGAGATTGGTGGTTGAACTGGATTGTTTGAATTTGAGTTGTCATTTTTTTGTACCTGTATTTTAGTTAGTATTGATCGCTTAGTTGGCGATCGGGCTTCAACTACCAATACAAGATGGCGGAACTTATTCCCCTAAGGTATTTTATTAGGTTCTCTCGACCCGATCATAAGTGATCTTTACCTAGATTTTAGGTACAAAAAAACCGCTTTTGAATCGGAGCGTTTGATAACCGACTTGTATTGTTAGTGCTGTTATCTTAATCCGAAGTTTGGGGCGGTGTCAATGACTATTCTGCTTTCTGATTTTCTAGCTCTTCAAGTTTCGTTAATTGCTCTTGACTAAACTCATACGCCCCACTATCACAAAGTTCTTGTAGGGTGGTTTCGCCATTGGTAATGCTTTGTTTGCATTGTTCGAATGTGGCTTCATCAACAACCGCTAAAAATTCCGCTTCTTGAATATTGTCGGTGTAGTTGAACTCTTGATTTTCTACATCTTTCACAACGGCTTGGTCGGCTAATACGGCTTGTTGCATTTCAACAGAGAGCGGGGCTTGTTTTGATAGCAATAACTTAGTTACAGTTTTTAATGCCATTGCCTCGAAGTTATCGTGCCATACGCCATAGCCTTTTTTAAATGTTTGGCTGTAGCGTTGAGCGTGTTTGACGATGTCATCGTGACTCATATAGAGTTCAGCCGAAAAATCGTTTACCAGTTTAAAATAGGCGTAATAGCCGATTGGGTTTTCGTTTTGCTCGGGTTCTTGCTCCCAGTCGAACTCAAAACCATTGATGAAATCTTTTTTGATAAGTTGCTTTTTGTACACAGGCAATGCGACTAAGCGTTTAAATTGACCACTACGTTGTGCCAGTTGGATAAAACCTTTATAACCAATTTGGAATTGTGCTTCGGTTTTCTTTTCTTTGTTGTTTCTGAAAGGGACGATGTAGGCAAAGCCTAAGCCATTTTGTAGTGGCAAATTTAGTGTCGCTGCCATACAAGCGGCGTTAAAAATGCTCATTGGGTCTGCTGTTTTAAGCATTGCATTGCTATTGGCGATTTGCATGACACTTGTTGCAAAGGTTGCCGCATTTTTGCCAACAAGTTCCTTAATCTTATTTTGCACATTCGCACTTTCAAAAAATGTTTTAAGTGCAGGTGGCTGTTTATTTTGTTGATGTTGGACTTGGTTTGTCATCTCGCCCCTCCATTAATCTGGGTCATAATCATTCATTCTGTCGTTTAATTCACGCTCTGCGATTTTCTTAATCGCCTCTTGTCTATAAGGCTCATAACTTGCACCGCTACCAATAGCGAGCCAGAAATTATCGTTATCACACAACATTTCCGTGAGTTCGTGATAATGCGTTTGGTCGCCTTGCTTTAAATCGTTGTCAATTTCAGTGGAGACTTCATCTAAAGCGATTTCATAGCCTGCTTGCCAATCCACTTTACGTTGGTGTGCAGCATTGAGTTGATAGTAGTAATCATCGGAAGGTTTCATTATTTTTCTCCTAAAGTGCGGTTAATTTCTGCTTGTTTTTGTGCGGTGTAAGCCTGCAGTTCTTTTTCTGCAGCCAGTGTAAGATTAGGCGGTAAACATACGCCATTTTCATATATGCCACCTTTCAGTTCACACTGTGTTTCTGCTTGGATTTGTTGGCTTAATTCGTTATCGTGCCAATCGGTGGGGTGGGCATTGGCGTGTAGGCTAATCCCACCTACAATCAGGGCAATAATCAAGGCGGCGAGAAAATAGCAGATTCTGTTTAGCCATTTTTCACTGCCTTTCATAAAGTGCGTGAAGCTTTGTTTTTCTTGGCGTAATGGTTTTTTTGAGCGTTTCATTTTGTTTCCTTTTTAGTCAATTTAGTGAATTTAGGGTGTAGCAATCCGCCACACGGTAAAGTGCGGTCGGATTTTTCTT